CCAGTAAAACTCTGGTGTTCCATAGAGTTGATTGGAGAGTTGGTCAGGTCGAACCTCATTGGGAACACGAACTTTTTTGTATGCAAAGGAGTCGTCTGCAAACGAATCGATGATGTCTACGTATCTCCAGAAATCAGTGGAGATATCAACCACTCCATCACGATTGATATCAATAGGTAGCTTTGGGAATTGCTTAAAGAATGACATTTTATCTTGTTAGAAAATTATTAAAGCGGTCGCCAAATTCAATCAGGTTATCAAACAGAGCATTACCAGTCCCAGCAGAACCAGTATTGGCAATATTCTCTCTTCCGAGATCGTTTAGTGCCTTGACTTCTTCTGTCGCCTTGTTCACCTTCTTATTTACCTCTTTACCGATACGATCAAAATTTCCTCTGGCGCCCTTATTGCGGTCTGGTGAATCTTTACGAAGTTCTTCAATATCGTCGCGTGTCAGGACTCGTATCTCCTGAAAATTCAGAGAAAAATCTGCCTCTAGAGGTTCACCATTTGTTCTCCATGAGTTCACGCTGGAGTTGTATGTGCTTGACATCCCTGTGAGATAGGTCTTATGAATCTTTGGAATATTTGGATTCTCTTTACCCTTGAATAGAAAACGAACCTCAGTTGTGGGAGGAAAATGAAGGCTATTGATAGAACCTTTCACTGGTTGCGCGTAGATTGCTGCCTGAAAGAGTGTATGGATCGCATCAATTACTTGATACTCTTGAGCAGAGGAAGCAATCAACTTAAAATTAAAGGAAAAGGTTCGCATAGAATTAGATTCAAACAAGGTATTCACCCTTGGATTCTGTACTCTCTTGGTTGCGAACTTTGCCACTCCTCCGACATCAACACCAGCAAAACTAGTTCCAGACGCAGCTTCCATTGCTTGCTCAATAATCAAATTCTTAACTCCACCAACAGAAGCCTTGTCTTTTATCTTAGTGGCAATCATTTCTCCTGCTTCTTTCAGGCTTCCAGCAGATGCAACATCAGCGATATCTCCTGCCAAAGCACCAAGGGCACCCAATTCCACTGTTCCGTAATTCCCTTGGTCATTAAATGCAATCCCTCCGGGGCACGGGAAGTAAATTGTGCTAGGTGGCTTGTCTCTTTCGAATTCAATTGTAAACGATATCATGGGACGAGATGCAGCAGTCTCACTCCTCATGGATAGTGGAAAAATAATTCTATTCCCAGCAGGATTATCGACAAAGAATCCATCACCAAGTTCTTCGATCTTCCTCGGGAAAATCGAATCCTTGAGTTCATTCAACTGAGAATTGAAATTATCCCCAACCTTTGTTGCCGTACTTCTGATGAGATTCGTGACCATATAAATTGTATTTATATGACCTATCGTGGAAAGTTCCAGCCTCGAAATCTCGCAAAGTATCGTGGTGATGCCTCTGCTATTACTTATCGTTCTCTCTGGGAACGTCAAGCCTTTCGCTGGCTGGATGATAACCCTGATGTCTTGGAATGGAACAGTGAGGAGGTAGTCATTCCTTATCGATGCAAGACAGACGGTAGACCACATCGATACTTCATGGATCTCTATATCAAGTTCAAGACTGGTCAGGTGTATCTCATTGAAATCAAACCAGAGAAACAGACTCAGCCACCTAAGCAACCCAAGAGACAGTCAAAAAAGTATCTCAAGGAGGTCATGACCTATGCCAAGAATACCTCTAAGTGGGAAGCAGCAACCAGTTACTGTGAGAATCGTGGCTGGATATTTGAAATCTGGACAGAGAAGACTCTCAAGAAACTTGGTATTCGTTTGCTGACATAAATAGAGTAGACATGGCATCTTACCTAGAGAAACTGGAAATCGAAGCATTTCGTAAGGGGATTACTCCAAGAACCAAGCAGTCCTTGGATTGGTTTCGCAAGCGCGTTCAGAACATCAAGAATGTCAACCGCAGAGAACTACTGAAGGATGATGCTCTGATTCAACGTCAGAAAACCGTGGTAGGAAAGATGTTTCTCTATAAGTATGATGCCAAGACCAAGGCAACCCTTCCATACTTTGACCAATACCCACTGATATTCATGGTAGATCGTGCTCCAAAGGGTTTCTATGGCATCAATCTACACTACTTGCCACCAAATGTTCGTGCTGTTTTCTTTGATAAGATTACTGATGTGGCAAATAATAATAAATTTGATGAGACAACAAAGCTAAGAATTTCATATGACATTCTCAAGGGTGTTACCAAGTATAAAGAATTTGCACCCTGCTTTAAACGCTATCTCACATCACAAATGAAGAGCAAACCCATCCTTGTTCCTGCAAGTGAATGGGAGGTTGTTCTCTTTTTACCATTCGACTCCTTCAGTGGAGCATCAAGAAACAAGGTCTGGTCAGACTCAAGAAAAATAATCAAAGGAAGATAATGGGACTCCTCGATAGAATCACAAATACGGTAAATCCATCAACGATTGATGACTTCAAGTCCACTGTTTCAAAACATGCTGGATTCGCCCAGAGTAATCGCTTTAATGTCATTATCACCCCACCCACACAAAGTCTTTTCAATTTGGATTTGCAAAATATTGCATCTCAAGCACTGAGTGGAAACTTCGGATTCAATGACCTGATTAATGACCCGCGTGATGTGGCATTGCTATGTGAATCCTGCTCCTTTCCCGGTAGACGATTGAATACCACTGAGTATGCATCCAATCAAGACTGGTATACTACAAATACCCCTACAGGATACAATACAGAACCTATAACATTCTCTTTTATCCTGACCAATGATTACTACATGAAGAAATTCTTTGAGCGATGGATTGCATCTATCGTTGACCAGAATACGTATCTGGTTGCTCATGATGATACATATAAGACAGATGTGATTATTCAAGCACTGGATCGTAACAATCGCCCCATCTATGGTGTAAAATTGATTGAAGCGTTTCCAACTGAGATTACTGCTGTTCAGCTAGATAATAATGCGACTGACCAGATTACAAAACTGTCAGTCACTATATCATACACTGATTTCAAACCAGAAGGTGCCATTGCAAGCCTGCTTGGTGGAATCAAAAACCAAGTTACCGGATCACTAAGAAGATTGATATAAGTTATGCCACTACCTACACTTGAGACACCGAAATATACCCTCACACTACCATCCACAAAACAGAAGATTGAATATCGCCCCTTCTTGGTGAAGGAGGAGAAAGTTTTGATGATTGCCCAGCAATCTGATGATTCAAACACAATGTTTCGTGCAATGATCGATATCGTTGATGCTTGCACATTCAATAAACTTCTGGTTGATAAGCTATCCAATGTGGACCTTGAATACATCTTTCTGAAACTCCGAGCCAAGTCTGTTGGAGAAACAGTAGAATTGAACATGATTTGTGATGAATGCAAACATGAGAATCCAATCTCTATTAATATCGATGATATCAAGGTGAAATATTCTCGCAAGAAAGTAGAACCAACGATTCAACTCACAGATGACGTTGGTGTTGTCTGCACATATCCTACAGTGAAATCTGTGATGCGAGTCAAGAAGGATGACCCTACTGAGATTATTTCTTGTGCCATTGAGTCAATCTTTGACAAAGAGAACACATACAATCTTGAGGAGGAGAGTCCAGAGGAGATTAACAAGTTCATTGAGACCCTGAACTTTCAGCAGTTGAAAAAGATTCAGGATTTTGTCGATACCGCACCAAAGATTCAACATACAGTGAAATTCCAGTGTTCAAAGTGTAATAGCGAGAATAGCAAGTTGGTTCAGGGAGCAGAAAATTTTTTCGTCTAAGCCTAGCACACGATTCTCTCTCTAATTACTATCGTGTGAATTTTGGGCTGATGCAACATCATAAATACTCGTTGAGTGACCTTGAAAATATGCTTCCTTGGGAGAGGGAAGTATACTGCGCTATGTTGATCAAACACATAGAAGAACAAGAAGAAAAGGACAAAAAAGACTATGGCACTTGACGCTACAATATCCTTACTGGAAAAGCAGAATACAATTCTGGAAAGTATTAGCACCCAACTCCAGAATCAACAGAATGCTGTAAGGGCGTCTAAATTAGCAGACAAGGAGGACGCTGATAAGAATCGTGCATTGATGGAAAGGATTGCATCGTCTCTTGGTGGTGGTAGAGGTGCTGCTCCAGCCGCTGATTCTGGTGGAGGTGAGACCAAGAAGGGTGGGCTTGGTGGATTACTGGCTGGCGCGGTTGAGGTTGTTGGTTCAATTGTAGCGATACTTGGAGCGAAAAGCCCTCTTGGTCTTGCGGTTACAAAATTCAAACAAAGCGGAGTTGCGAAAACATTTGTCAGTATCTTTGAAAAGATTAAAGGATTCTTTGGTAAGGAAGGTGGAGCCAGAAAGGTTCTAGAGAGAATCAAAAAAGCAAAGCCTGTTCTCAAGAAAGGACTCAAGTTTCTTGGAAGAATCTTTGGTAGAGTATTTGCTATCTTCACTGCGATCACTGCATTTTTTGATGCCAAGAAAGCTTTTGATGAGACGGAGGGGGGTTTCTCAGAGAAGTTGGGGGCAGCATTGAAGGAGTTTGGAGCAAGTGTTCTTGGTGCAATCTTTGGATGGATTCCAACACTTGCTGGTCATGTTCTGGAGTTCTTTGGTGCCCCTGAATGGCTTACAGACATGCTCAAAGAGTTTAATCTGAAGGAGGAAATCAAGCTTCTAGTTGATACGCTTTCGCTTATGCTGGAGGATGCCATTATGTTCTTCATGGATGGCTCCTTTACCAAGATGTTCACTGAGGATATCCCAAATTCAATTGGAGAATTCTTTGGCAAACTCAAAGATTGGTTTAATGAAAATGTCATAGCACCAATAAGGGACTTCATTGACAACAACGAGGCAATTCAAACCGCAATTGTTGGATTCAAGGTATTGTGGAATGCAATCAAGGCAGTTCCAACTTTCATTGAGAACTTCATCTTCAATATTGTAAATGCAGTGAAAGGGGTTCTTGCAAATATCGTATCATGGCTGGATGGGATAGTAATTGGAGGTAAGAGAAGTATTGCTGGCAAAGTCCTCAGTAAAGTTGGAGTGGACTTACCGGAGTTTTCTATGGGGGATATTATTCCCGAATCGATTAGGACTTTTGTCAAGGCACCTGATTTGAAGACAAAAGAGATAGACCTAATGGAAGGAGTCGATATGACAAAACTCCAGAACATTCGGGCAGCAAATGCAGCAAATACGGTATCTGGTGTAGCAACACAACCAGTGGTCATCAATCAGATTTCAAACGATAATAGAAGCACTATCTCTGCACCAACTTCAAATACAAGTATTGCTGCCCAGACTGAGGCAGCGGAGAGGCAACCGAGACAAAGACGCAGTGGTGTTGGCAGCAGATAAAAAACCCCACCCCGATTTCTCAGGGCAGGGCATTGTAATGAGAGGTTACAACTACTACGATTGCGCGAGCTTGGCGAAATAACTCAGAGTCTCGTCATCTTTATCACCAGAAGAAGATGCAGCAGGAGCATTCTCCATTGGATCAGGAGCAGACTTAGGTGCAGGAGCATAGTCCATAGGGACATCATCATTCTCATAATCACGCTCCACTTCAGCATCGCCAAGAACTTCATTCAAGCGAGCCTTGAGTTCATTGTATGACTTGTAGTTGGAAGGGTCAAGGAACTCACTCAGAGCATGAGTCTGCTTGTAGATTTCCTCAAGCTTGGCATCATCACCACCCAGAAGGGAACTGCTTTGACCAAACTCAGATTTGTCATAGTTGCGATAACCAGCAACCTGAGCAATCTTGATCTTGAAGTCAGCACCATCCCAGAGGCAGAACGGATTCAGTGGAGTCTCATCCTGATACTTGGGATTTGCAGCATCCATGATCTTGTCCTTGATCTTGGCACCATAGCGATACAAGAAAACCTTGCCTTCATTCTCAGGATTAGCAGGGTCACTCACCACATAGATGTTGGAGACGTGATTCACCTTGCGCTTCCGAGAACGAGCAAGTTCCTTGTCCTCATCCCTTCCACTGTTCCAGAGACGAGTATTCATCTCACTTACAGGGTCAGGTTGATTGTTCAGAGAAGTGCGAGACTTCTCGATATACCACTTACCAGTCGGACCTTGAAATCCATGCTGATAGTAAGTAGTGAACTGTTTGCCATCGGGGTCTGGAAGGAAACGGATGACGGCAAATCCGTTACCAGCCTTGTCAACACCGGGAGACCAAAAACGCTCATCAACGTATTTGTTCTTTTCAGTGTTTCCTTCAGAGGCAGCATTCACTAGGCTCTGGAGGGACGAGGCACGATTCTTTTTCAGTTGTTCGAATGACATATGTTTTATCTGATGTATTATCTGTTTTACTTTTGTTTTACGTATTCCTCACTCAAGGAATACAAATAGTATAGCACACTTAATTATTGAACTCAAGTGCTTGTTTAAGACCCCTCTTGACACGATTCAGGTCCACCCATGACACCAAGAACGGTTGGTAGTTCTCAATCAGGTCAAAGCGAGTGGCATGAATACCAAGAGGGTCACGAAGACGTTTCCTTAAATCCTGAGTGAAGTTGAGAATTGCATTCAGGGCAACTTGAATTTCAATTTCAATTTTCATTATCAAGGGGTCATCACCCTGAAACATCTCATCGAATTTCACTGGAAACTTCTTCACTGAACTCACTGTGTGATACGTGAAAGTATCTAGGAGAGTGTTCAGGGTGTCTAGGTGCTCCTCGTTCATATCACCTATCCAGATTGATGTTCCTTGGTAGACGAAGTTGGCAACATAATATCTGACCAAATCATCTTGCCTCTGAAACTTGCTGGCAATCTTCTCATAGAAGTATCTGTCTTTTCTTGCTTCATAGGTGCTCTGCTTGACTCTGGTCTTGAAGCCATACTTAATGGCATCATAACTCCCTGAAAAGTGTAGCTTGATTGCTTGGTATAATGAATATGCATTGAATCCGTTCACAGTGATTCTGTTGGCAATATCTTCTTACTTCTAAGAAATGCGATCAGATCATCCTCCTGTTTCCGTTCAGTCGAAGTCATCTTCGATCTGCGTTTCGCGATTTGCTTTTTCGTCAATCGCACTGCTCTTGGGTCATTTGGTCCTAGTATCATTATTCCGTAGGATTCAGTTCATTTCTCTTCAGCAACCCAAGTGACCTTTTGGGTGTATGTGATGCCACTGATAGTGATGCTAGTCACTTCTTCGGGAAGGCTCAAAAGGATTTCTGGGTTGTCGTTGGGTTTCGATTTTTCATCCCCATAGACCTGTGCATTATCAGAGACCACTGCATCCCCATAGACCTTTGCATACCCAGAGACTTCTGCATCGCCATAGACCACTGCGTTCCAAGAGACCACTGCATCCCCATAGACCTTTGCATCCTCATAGACCTTTGCATCCCCAGAGACTTCTGCATTACCATAGACCTGAGCATTATGAAAGACCACTGCATTACCAGATACCCTTGCATTGCCACAAATCTCTGCATTATCAGAGACCCATGCATACCCAGAGACCACTGCGTTCCAAGAGACCACTGCATCCCCAGAGACCACTGCGTTCCAAGAGACCACTGCATTATGAGAGACCACTGCATCCCCATAGACCTTTGCATACCCAGAGACCACTGCGTTCCCAGAGACCACTGCATCCCCAGAGACCACTGCATTTCTAAAGACCTTTGCATTCCCAGAGAGCCAGCAATTGCCTTCCTGATCCAAGTTCTTCTCGGACTCAATGAATCCACCAAGCTCACCCCTCTTGACGTTACTGAAATCCTTCAGGGCACGAATGCGCTTCAGATTCTTGTTATTCGGGTGAGTTTCGTTTGTGATTTCGTATTTTCTCATATCAGTAAAGTGTATTGACTGGAGACTCATCCTTGATGCAGTTAAGTTGGACAGACTCGGCATGAAGACGATCCCTGAGATTACCAGAGACGAGCTTGGCTAGATCTTCTGGTTCCACTTCATGGTCCTCACAGACTTGCATTAGTGCCTCCATGTAGGTGAGATTATCTCTCTTGACATGACCAACAACCTCACGAATCAGGCGAGTCTGATTGATTCCAATTTCCATTTCAATGCTGAGTTTCTTTTGAGTCTCTTCTAGGTTTCTCATATGACAGTGTTTAGTGTTACAGTGATTTACGTGATGCCACAACTCGATGAAGGATACAGTGCCCATTGATGCGACCAGTGGCAGTCTTTTTCTTGGTGGTTAACTTGCTGACAATCTTTTCAATTTGCTTTGGAGTCTTACCAGCAACTTGTGGCAGAATCTCCTTGGGTTTACGTAGTGTGATGACATAGCTTGTCTTGGAATCGAAGTTCTGTAGTGTGCATCCCTTGACACCAAACCCATCTGGTCCCTCTGCATGATAGACATTCAGTGTCTTGTAGCGAGTATTGAAGACATAGAGGTGCTGGGAACCGGGAATGGTCACAGGGTTAATGGAATTCAATTTAAATTCGTCATTCTCTGGTGCAAACTTCAGGGACTTGATTTGCTTGTCAGCAGTCTTGACACGCTTCTTTCGAGGCTTACGTGCCTTGACTGGTTTCTTCCATCCCTCAACAGACTGAAACATGGTCTGAAGGGCTTTGATGCGATGCTTCAATGCTGCTTTACCAAGATAGGAAAATCCTTCAACAAGGTCAGGGTCAGACTTATCGTAGGCTTGCCAATACTCATCGTGATACTTCTTGATCCATTCTTGAAGCGGTCGATGATACTCTTTCTCGACATTGATTTCGTTCAATGCCGCAATGATATCAAATTCACGAATCTTGCCAGTAGTCTTCACTGTCCATGAATCAATGAGTGCCTCAAGGTCAGTGATAAGAGACTGGACCTTCTCCCTTGAGCGTTGAGGGATTCTTGCCCTTGCAATCTCGATAGGAGAAAGTCCAGTCTTCTTTGGTGCTGTGGCAGCAACAGGACGAACTGTTCTCAGGAGACGGTCAATCAGCTTCCTAACCTTGCCCTGAACAGGAGCACCTTGTGTTGCCATCCGGGCAAGACTCCCAACAAGAGAACAAACCTCGTTTTGAGGATAGTTCCTAGTCAAGAGGGATGCCTTTGCTGAACCATACCGGGAATCTGATACCATGTATTCGTGAAGCGCATAAAGAAAGTCCGGTTTCTCAAGGTAGTAATTGTAGAAACCGAATGCCTTGGTAAGATACGAGTCAAGATCAGTTGTATTGGAATCCCATACTGGTTCTTCACCAGTGAATGCGGAGTCGGGCGTCTTGATTCGACCGTTGCGAAGGAATGCTTTTGTGCGTTTCATAATATCAGTAACCGGGGAGTCGAGAGGAAGTGTTTCCTGCTACCTCTACATTTTTTTTGTTGTATTTGATGTTGTTCAAATCCAAAACGAATTTTGGTTTTTCAATTTTAACTTTGGGTGGTTTGGTTCCATCAAACCACTCAAGTGACTTGTCCTTTGGATAATTGGCTTTGGTTTGTGTCCACTCCAATTTACCCTCAATCTGTTTGTCATTGATAGTGATGACCTTGCCCTTCTTCAGAAGCTTCTTGGCAGTCTTGTTAAGTGGGTAAATGTAGCGAAACATATACCCCTTGATGCGCTTGATTCCACGCCTGAGCATGAAGTCACTGGTCAACCAGAAGACTCTTTCTTTGCCAAGCTCCTTGGCATTCTCAAGGCATAGAGACTTGGTAGATCTAGGGTGAAGCTTCTCGCCATTGTCCATCATATACACATCGGTCAGATAGCGTTCACCAAAGTAGAAATTAGATGCCTGATAGACATAACCACACTTACCCATGATGCCATCAGCCATTGTGTAGAGAAAGAGGCAATCGGTTTTCTCCTTCATCCATTTCACAGTCAGAGACATCATCTGAGACTCAGAATTCTTGGGCATGTCATCATCCATGCACATCTTTCCGATTTCAAAATAATGACTTGAATCCAGACCATTAAACATTTTGTTGATGGTTGCCTTCGGTTGTGTCCCCCATCCGAGTGTGAGAACACCACGAAGCTTACCATCCAGAAAATACCCAAGGTAGTGCTTGGTAAGTTTGGGAAGAACTGGTGAGTAGTGATGCTCCTGAATGAAATCAATCGCAACTTGGCGAGACAAGATCGATTCACATTTTAAGTTCAACTTCATGCAGATAATAGTAGCAAACTACTCACCAGTTGTCAACCCTACAGATAGGTTCCCATGAGGCTCAGTTCATCCTCAATATCACTTTGAGATGGATAGAAGGTTCCTTCCAGATTCCGGTCATTAGAGACCTTCACAACATCAACACTGGACTTGCTCACTGGACTCGCAACCTTGCGACCACGCTTCTGAGCAGCAAACCCAGATTCCATTGCCTTGAGCATCTTGGGGACACTGTATTGACCACGGGAAACAGATGCATCAGGGACACGTAGTGCAGGCTTGATTTCCTTTGCCCCCATTCCTCGACTCTCTGCTTTCGCAATCAGTTCGCTTCGTTTCACGGTATCCTTACGGATGGACTTCAGTAGTTTGATCAGGTTTTTGTGTTTCATAATTAGAGTTTGAAAAATTTGTGGTTACCCAACACCTTGACGGGAGTCTTGCCCTTGCTCCAGTAAGGCTTAACACGATGAGTGTGATAGTGGTTTGCAAAACCAACAAAGGAACGGTCAAGGTTCATGATGTTCTTGGCGAGCATCTTGGCATACTTTGCTTGGGGGAGATTCAAGAGGC